CCTGCAACCCGGCGACCTGATCTTCCCGCACGAAGGCCACACCTTCATGTGGCTGGGCAACGCGGGCGTGCCCGGCGGCCCGAACATGATCCTGGAGTCTTCCGGCTCAGGCTGGACCGGCAACGGGCCCTCGCCGGACGGCCCCCGCGTCAAGGTGAACCACTACAACATGAGCAGCATGCTGGCCATGTTCCACGTCGCCGACTTCGGCGGCTGGGACCCCAGCGTCAAGTTCAACGAGCCCGCCCTCATGGGCCCCGGCTACGCGCCGGGCTCCTTCGGCACCGCCACCAGCGGCACCGGCTCCTCGGCGGGCGGCGGGTCCACCGAACCCATCGCGCGCAACCTGTTCACCTACCAGTTCAACTACCCGGCCTACGCGCCCAAGATCGCCGCGCTCTTCGACGGCGAGCGCTCGCTGATCAACTGCGAGCCCCTGATCAACGTCGTACAGATGCTGTGCAAGGCCACCATGAGGTCCTGGTGCTCCTCGCCCAAGGGCGACTTCGTGGCCTGGTACCCCGACTACTTCGGGCTGGAAGGCAAGCAGGCCGTCATGCGCCTGGAGGACATCGAGCTCAAAGATGTCACCATCAACCTCAACGACTACTCGCTGATCACCCACGCCTACGTCGCCGCCCAGACCTCCGGCGGTGGAGAGCCCATCTCTCCGCTGGGGTGGCTGCAGTCCGGCGTGGCCACCGTGGAGAACGAGAACCTCTTCCAGCAGATGGCGCGAATCTCGCCCCAGCTCGGCGAGGAGGCCATGACCGGGCGAGACATCCTGACCCGCTTCGGCGCACGCCCGTTCCTGCAGGAATACACCATGGTGGCCAGCCCCGAGCTCCGGCAACTGCTGGCCATTCACCACTTCATGCAGGGCTGGGCCAACCAGTTCTCCTCCAACGCACAGTTCTGCTTCCTGCCCGAGCTCTTCCCCGGCATGCGCATCGAGTTCGTCGGCCACAACCTGCAGGTCTATGTCACCCAGGTCGAGCACTCCTTCGACTACCAGAACGGCTTCAAGACCTACGCCACCATCACCGCGCCCAGCGTCCCCCGAGGCGTCCAGTCCCAGCTCAACCAACTGCAGTCGCTCTCGCCCGCCGTGCTCCTGGAGAAGGCCTCCGAGCTGCTGTCCATGATCGGCATGGGCTGATGGCCGGGTATCTGAGGGGCTCAGCGGCCAGCACCGCCACCGCCACGACCGGCACGGTGGCCGTCACCTCCGTCAACGCCGCCGAGCGCGTTGCCTCGGGCACCTTCACCACCGACGGCAGCGAGTGCAGCGCCATCGACTGCCGCACCCACGTCGGGGCCGTGCAGGTCACTCCGGCGGTCGGCGAGATCTGGAACGTCGAGCAGTCCGGCCAGCGCTGGCGCATGGTGTCCAAGGTGCCCATGCACACCGTGGACCTCTCCGGCGTCACCAAGCCCGCGCCCGGCCAGGTACAGATCGGCTCCTCGGGACCACTGGAGCTCTTCGGCTCCGAGATCAACGTGCACGGCACTCTCGGCGTCGGACCCGCCCAGTACCGCGACGAGGGGTCCGGCCTGGAGCGCTCGGCGGACGGCGGCGAAAACTGGCTGCCGGTGGTGCCGACCGGCGGGCCCGGCTCGCTGTCTTCCACCGATGAGCTGCCCGAAGGCACCACCAACCGCTACTACACCGACGCGCGCGTCACCGCGCGCATCACCGCGCTGTTCGGGTCGACGTCGGACACCATCACCCAGGGCAACGACCCGCGCCTGAGCGACACCCGCAACCCGAACAACAACTCGGTGACGACGGCCAAGATCCTGGACGACAACGTCACCCTGGCCAAGCTCGCTCCCAGCATCCGCGCCCAGCTGGCCACCATCGGAGCGGCCTCTCTGCCCTACGACATCAGCTTTCCCCAGACCACCGGCTACCGCGCGGTGGGGTACGGCCAGAACTTCATCGGCGTCAAGCTCGCCCGGCCCGTGACCTTCTCCCAGGTCATCTATCGCTGCGGCACCGCTGACGCCTCGGGATCGATGACCGTGGAGCTGCGCAAGAACGGGACCCCCGTGGTCGGCACCGGGGTCACCATCTCCTACACCTCCCAGGTCATCGGCGCGGCAGCCGCCGGGTCATGGGTCTTCGATGAGGGCGACATCCTGACCGTGTACGTCTCGGCGGTCGGCGGCACCCCGGGACTCGGCCTGGTCGCCGACATCAAGGGGCTGGCCTGATGCCTCTCCTGCTCCCCACACCGACCGGTTCCACCGGCGATGGCCTGTCCTACGAGAACATCGACGTCATCGGCAACGAGACTCCCGGCGGCACCGGCGTCTGGGTCACCCTGCTCGGGCGCGGCGGCGCAGGGGGCCGGGGCCATGGGTCCAGCGATAGGGCGGGTGGCGGCGGCGGCGGTGGTGGTGGTGCCAAGGTGGGGCGAGTGTTCATCCCCATGGCGTTTCTGGGCCCCACCTGGTCGGTGACCCGGGGGACCGGGTCTGGGTCGGCGGGCAATACCGTCTTCGCCTCCGGCAGCATCGTGCTCACCGCAGGGGGCGGCGCGGCAGGTCAGTCGCCAGCATTCAACAATCAGCTGGGCTCCGGTGGCCCCGGGGGAATCGCTTCGGCCAGTGGAATCTCGATTCCCGACTATCTGTTCAATGGCACCGCCGGAGCGCAAGGGGCCGCCCTTGACGCCATCGACAACCTCAATGGGGCTGGTCCTGGCGGCGGTGGGGGTTGTTACACCGATCAAGACGATGGTCGATTGCGTCTTCTCGGCGGTGACGGCGGCAACAGCGTGGTCGCTCTGGGCGGCTTGGGGGCGAATCAGTCCACCGCCAACCCCGGGCAAAATGCAGGACCAGGCGAGGCCGGTGGTGGTGGTGCAGGTGGTGGTGGTAGCACTTCGGCTTCCGGCACGCTGGGCACAGCCATCCGCCCCGGCGGCCCTGGTGGCAGATACGGCGCTGGTGGCGGTGGTGGTGCGGCACGCACGATCAATCCGGGATCCGTCGGCGGCCTCGGTGGGGACGCCTACTCCCTGGTCGAGTGGGTCTAGCCGTGACACAAGAGATGAGAGGAGCGATCCGATGAGCTTCAGCTTGGCCATAGTCGATAGGGACCTCGCCATGGAGGGCGGGCAACTACAGATCATCTGGGGGATCGACAAGCTCAAGCAGGACATCGATCTCTGGCTGCGTGAACGGTTCGGCATCGACCGCTTCCACCCTCGGTTTGGGTCGGACCTGGAGAACTACATCGGCGGCATCGTGGACGACGACACCAGCACCGAGGTCAGCGAGGAGGTGCTGCGCGTGCTGCGCAACTACATGGCCGTCCAGCAGCAGGCCTTCCGCAACAACCCCCAGGAGTTCTCGCTCTCCGAGCTGCTCATGGAAGTCGTTTCCGTCAGCTCGCGCGTGCACTATGACACCGTGAGCACCTCGGTGACTGTCGCCAACGGCGAGCGCGCGGCGGTCACCACCAACACCACTACGTCAGTGAGCTGATCATGCCCCGAGGTGTTTATGAGCGAACCGACGCACATCGCGCGGCCCTCCGTGGGGTGCCCAAGAGCGATGCGCATCGACAGCAGATGGCCGACAGGCAGCGGGGCAAGTGCGCCTCGGATGAAACTCGGGCCAAGATGTCTGCTGCTCGGTTGGGGCGAAAGAACACACCGGAGCACTCGGCGGCGATCTCGCGAGCGAAAAAAGGTGTCCCACAGAGCATTCCTCAAACACCCGAACAGCGAGAGAAGAATCGACTTGCTCAGTTGGGCAATCAACGCGCCCGAGGCATCAAGCATTCGGCTGAGCAGAGGGAGCGGCGAGCACAGCTAACACGTCAGATGTGGAAGGAAGGCGTCTATGACGCCAATCAGCGCACCTGGGGGAGGGCGGGGGTGCACGCTGGCGTGCGGATGAGGTGTCTCAATTCTGAAGGCGTGTTCGCCAGAGACCTAGACCGTGGTGGAATTACCTGGCAGTACGAACCACGACGGTTTTCGTTGTCGTGGTGCACCTATCGACCCGATTTTTACTTGCCCGAGTTCGACATCTGGATAGAGGTTAAGGGCTGGCCTCAGCAAAGTGGCAACTGGCAGGAGAAGGTTGATGCTTTCCGAAGAGAAACAGGGAAGTGCCTGATAGTTGTCTTCATGCGCGAGCTATCGTCTCGCACTTACGGAGTGGGTGAGTAAGATAGCAAAGTCGCCAGAGAACATCGCCAACGAGATCATCACGACGCTCAACGTCACCTGCCCCGGCCTCTCGCTGCAGGTGGGCACCGTCGAGCGCAAGATCGTGGACGCTGTCGCCGAGGCCATCGCCGAGGCCTACGTCGACAACTACCTGCTGGGCTCGTTGCTGGACATCGACACCAAAGTCGGCCTGGAGCTGGAGCAGTTCGTCGGCATCTTCGGCTTCGGGCGCACGGCGGGCAAGCAGGCCCAGGGCGTGGTCACCGTGAAACTGGGCACTGCCAGCGAGCTCGACCATCAGATCCCGCTGGGCACCACGTTCTACACCAAGGCCTCGGTGACCTCCGACGGCAGCCCGCTCTACTACGCGGCCAAGCAGGCGGGCGTGCTCGTCAAGGGCTCCTACACCGTCGATATCCCCGTCGAGTGCACGGTGGCGGGCGTGCTCGGCAACGTCGCGCCAGACTCGGTGGCCTACGTCGGCACCATCCTGGGATCCTCCTCGGTGACCAACCTGGCGGCCATGACCGGCGGCACCGACGACGAGTCCGACGCCGCGCTGCGCGCGCGCTTCAAGGACACCCTGATGCGCAACGCGGCGGGCACCAGCGACTTCTACGAGGCGCTGTGCCAGCAGAACAACACCGTGGCCCGGGTCAAGGTCATCGGCCCCACCGTGCTGGAGCGCATCCAGATCGAGGCCCCCGCCGACGCGCTGACGCTGCCGGTGTCCGCCGACGTCAAGTACACCTGGCCCGGCTCGCAGTCGGTCTTCAAGAGCCTGGGCCAGCCCGACGAGGTCTTCTACTTCGAGGGCGGCGACTACACCTTCACCGCCGGTGCCGTCACCCCCGTGCTGGACCGGGTGGAGTCCGGCGACATCGTGGAGGGCGACATCCTCGACGTCGAATACGAGTACACCCCGAACTGCTCGCGCTGCCGTCCGGCCTCGGGCATCACCAACAAGGTCGACATCTTCGTGGACGGCCAGGACCCC